ATTTTCTCAATGTCACAAAGAGTGACCCTTGCACAAAATCAATTACAACTAGCACAAGCTAATCCACAAATGCATAATCTATATGAAGCTTATAGAAGAATGTATATAGCTTTGGGTGTGAAAGATATTGAACAGATATTACCAATTCCAAAAGGTCCACAACCACAAGATCCTGCACAAGAACATAGTGTAGTTTTAATGGGTCAACCATTACAAGCTTTTGCTGAACAAAATCATGAGTTACACATTAAAGCACACAGATTATTTTTAAGTTCTGTTTTAGTTAAATCTAACCCTATGGCAGTGGTAAATTTAGTATCTCATATCAATCAACACGTATCATTCTTAGCGATGCAAGTTGTTGATCAAGCATTAGTGGAAGAAGCAGAGAAATTAAGACAAGAATTTGGTGAAAATATACCACCTGAAAAAATTCAAGAACTACAAGCACAACGTCCAACATTAATTGACCAAGAAATTGTTAAAATCACTGAACAAATGGTCATGGAAGAAGCAGAATCTATGCAAGATCAAAACATGGACCCACTCGTATTACTTAAACAACAAGAATTAGCGATGCGACAACAGGATTTAGAGCTAAAAGCACAATCTGAAGGTGAAAAACAAGCATTAAAAGAAAATCAATTTGAGTATAAACAAGATTTTGACTCAATGAAGCTACAAAAAGACTACGATTTAGCAGAATTAAGAGCAAGAGTAGCTCAAGCGAGGACAAATGCCCCTAAATAAGAAGGGTAAAAAGATAAAAAAGGCCATGGCAAAGACTTATGGCAAGAAAGAAGGTGCAAAAGTGTTCTACGCAAGCATAAACAAGGGTAAAATCAAAGGAGTAAAGAAAAAATGATGAATTTTTTAGTAGGGCCCATCGCAAATATGGTGGGGGATGCGGTCAAAGGCTTCGTTGAGACAAAAAAAGCTAAAGCAGACCTAAAACTGACTGAGATTAAGGCACAGAAGAGCCTTAAAGAGCAGCAAATTGCAGGAAAAATCTCGTGGGAAGCCAGTGCGGTCAATCAAATGTCCGGGAGCTGGAAAGATGAGTTTGTTTTACTAGCCCTGATGATTCCTGCGATTTCAGCCTTCATTCCTTTTATGCAACCACACATTGAACGTGGGTTTCAGATTTTGGAAAGTTTGCCGGAGTATTATACCCATTTATTATATTTAGCCTGCAGTGTCAGTCTGGGGGTTAGGGCGGCACCTGGTATCAAAGGAATGATTTCTAAGAAAAAATAATGAAAAAACAAGCAAGAAAAAAAGTTAAAAAAGTAATAGGTGCTTTGAAAAAAGCATCAAGATCACATGCTGGTCAAGCAAAGACTTTACAAAAAATACTGAAGAAGAAATGACAACAAAATGTATAAAATGTGGATGCATTTGCCATTGTTGTTCAACTTGTATGTGCGAGTGCACAATATGCGAACATGAAGAAGAAACTAACAACAACAGTTCCTCCTAAAAAAGGACCAGTCTCACAAGGGTTGAAAATTAATTCTAAAAAGATACAAATAGTTAAGACAAACAAATAAGGATATTCTTAACTATGAAACACACCTATTTTACGATACCTGGGTGGTTCAATTACTCTGAAACTTACGACATTATTGTAGATCAAATAGCTGATGATGGTGTCATTGTAGAAATTGGATCTTTTCTAGGTAGATCAACACACTATCTTGCAACATCATTATATAATGCAAATAAATTTAACGTGAAAGTTTTTTGTATCGATACTTTTGAAGGCTCTTCAGAACATGTAAACATAAAACTACCGAGTGATTTTCTTTTTATGTTTAAAGAAAATTTAAAATTTTTTATAGGAAGAGATATGGTCATACCCGTACAAAGTCGATCAGATAATCCTGACACATTAGCAAAGTTTGAGAAGGAATCAGTTGACTATATAATGGTTGATGGTGCACACGAGTATGACGCGGTAGAGGATGATATAATTAATTGGTGGCCAAAACTTAAATCAAACGGTGTTATGGTTGGTGATGATTATGCTCTTAATTCAGTTGCAGAAGCAGTGCGATCAGGTTTAGGTAAGATGCAAAACAATAATTATGGTGTTAATCAAGGACATGAACAAACATGGCACTGTGCTAAAAATGGAGAAAACAAAATCTTTGAGAAAAAAATACCAGGAGTTAATACTTACGTATGAGCGTCTATGTTATACATAACTATCAAAAAGAATTAAAAATACTCAAAGAACAACTTTATGAACATTTGACACAAGGGGTTGAAAACTTTGAAGATTACAAGTATATTCAAGGAAAGTTACATATGCTTGACATATGCCAACAGGAACTTTCTCGCCTGCTGGAACAACAGGAGAAAATAGATGACTAAAACGTTATATGTCCCAGAAGACATAAAGAAGAAAATGGCAAACCCTTCACAGGGTATAAAAAAAGATAAAAAAGAGTTAGAAAAACTACCACAACCTGTAGGTTGGAGAATTCTAGTTTTACCTTTTAAAGCAAAGGAAAAAACAAAAGGTGGAGTTATTTTAACTGACAAGACACTTGAAGATTCACAATTAACAGCGTCAGTTGCCATGGTATTAGCAGTTGGTAAGGACGCATATCAAGATAAAGAAAAGTTTCCTAATGGTCCTTGGTGTAAACAAGGAGATTGGGTCGTGTTTGGCAGATACGCAGGATCTAGACTTAAAATAGAAGGTGGGGAAGTAAGATTACTTAATGATGACGAGATACTCGGCACTGTTGATAATCCAGAGGACATACTAACAATACTCTAACATGGGAGGTACCATGCAAACAGAAATAACATCTGCACAGAAAGACAAAATGGTTGATCTGGACACATCAGGCGAAGGTGCTGAAGTAGAAGTTGAAGATAAGTCACACGGCACAGTAAAACCCGATACATATGAAGAAGTAAAAACAGAAGAAAAAAATCCTTTAGAGCCAAAGATTGAAGTAAAAGAAGAAGAACAACAATCTGAGGAAATGGATCAATATTCAGATAAAGTAAAAAAACGAATTGATAAATTAACATATAAGATTCGTGAAGCTGAAAGAGAAAGAGAAGCTGCTCTTCAATTTGCACAAAATGTGCAAAAAGAATTATCAGACGCTAAAAAGAAAACCTATGACATTGACAAAGGTTATATGTCAGAAAGTGAAGTTCGTAATAAGATGGCTGCAGATCTTGCACGTCAAACTCTTATACAAGCAAGAGAAGCTGGTGATTACGTAAAAGAAGAAGAAGCAAGAGCTGCTTTGACCAAACTAGATCTTGAAGCAGAAAGAATCCGAGTCACAAAATCAAAGAAAGAGCAAGAATATGAAGACTTCCAAAAAGAGTTGGAAAAAGAACAGCAAACAAATAACCAACAACCTACTCAACGACCACAACCTTCTGACAAGGCTTTGGCGTGGGCTGAAAAGAATACTTGGTTTAGACAAGATGCTGAAATGACGGATTATGCTCAAAGAATTCATCGAGGTTTAGTGGCAGAAGGATTTGACACGGAATCAGATGACTACTATGATGAATTAACTAATAGAGTTAAAAACAAGTTTCCAGAGTCCTTTCCGAAGGGCGAGGATCAGGCTACCAGAAGCAACAAAATCGCCCAACCTGTTGCCTCTGCATCAAGGTCTGCAACCAGTGGGCGCAAATCTGTTAGGTTGACTCCTAGTCAAGTAAAAATAGCAAATAAGCTTGGAGTCCCTTTGAGCGAGTATGCTAAGTACGTATAAAGGAGGTACAAAATGACAGATCAAAAAACACCAAGAAGTGCACAAACAAGGGTAACTGAGGAACGTAGAAAGCCTTGGAAACCACCGTCTCAATTAGACGCACCGCCATGTCCTGATGGATATAAGCAAAGATGGCTTCGACATCGTGTAAATGGAGCGGATGATACTAAAAATATCAACGCTAGACTCAGAGAAGGCTGGGAATTAGTCAGAGCTGACGAATTTTCAGGTAATTTATACTCTGCTTACAATGGAAGTATCAAAGCTTATGAGGGTGTCATCAGCGTGGGTGACTTGCTATTGGCAAGAATCCCTGAAGAAACTGTTGCCGAGCGTAATGCTCACTACAAGCGAAAGACTGATCAACAGACTGAAGCTTGGGAGACAGATCCTTTAAGGGAGCAACATCCAAGCATGCCTGTCAATGTTGATAGGCAGAGTCGTGTGACTTTTGGAGGTCCTAAAAAGACTGAATAAAGCACACATAATTATAAAGGAGATGAACTATGGCAAATCAAGCTGGATATTACGGGTTTCGTCCGATCAAGATGCTAGGTGCTGCTTACAATGGTCAAGGCCAGACTGAGTACACTATTGCAAACAACGAAGCTTCCGCAATATATCAAGGCGATCCAGTAATACTGGTCGCTAATGGTGCTATTGATGTTGGTTCTTCTGCTGGTGCTGAAATCTTAGGTATTTTTAATGGTTGTGAGTATACTGATCCAACGACAGGAAAGCCGACCTTTTCTAATCATTACCCAGGTAGCGTAGCAGCGGCTGATATTAAAGCATTTGTCATCGATGACCCGAATGTAGTATTCGAAGTCAAAGTAGATGACACTAACGGTGGTCAAGCACAAGTTGGTACAAACTGTAACATCGCAACATACAGTGCAGGTTCCTCAATTGATGGAATCTCAAACGTTGTTATCGATGGTGGTAGTTTTACAACAAATGCTGGCGCTAATTTTAGAGTAGTAGGTCTTTCAACTGATGTTGAAAATAGTGATTACACTGCAGCAAATGCAGCAATTCACGTTAAGATTAACCTACACTCACTAACAGACACAACAGGCGTATAGGAGGTTAAACTATGGCTATATCTAGAAGTCAACTCGTTAAAGAGTTAGAGCCGGGTTTAAATGCACTATTTGGCCTGGAGTACGGACGTTATGATGCAGAGCATTCACAAATATTTGATACAGAAACTTCTGACAGAGCATTCGAAGAAGAAGTAATGTTATCAGGTTTTGGTAATGCTAGAGTAAAATCTGAAGGTGGTTCAATTGTTTATGACAATGCAACAGAAACCTTCACAGCACGTTACACACATGAAACAGTTGCACTTGGTTTTGCAATCACTGAAGAAGCTGTCGAAGATAATCTTTATGACAGAATCTCAGCAAGATACACAAAAGCACTTGCACGTTCTATGGCAAACACCAAGCAGGTTAAAGCTGCAAACGTATTAAACAATGCGTTTGATCCTAACTTTACTGGTGGTGACGGCGTTGAACTTTGCTCCGCAGTACACCCAATTGTAGCAGGTACATTCGCAAACGAATTAGGAACTGCTGCTGACCTAAACGAAACTTCATTGGAGCAGTCTTTAATAGACATCGCTGCATTTGTTGACGAAAGAGGTTTATTAATTTCAACACAGGGAAGAAAGCTTATCATTCCTTCTGAGTTACAATTCGTAGCTGAAAGACTTACACAGTCACAGTTAAGAACTGCAACAGCAGATAATGATATCAATGCACTTAGAAATATGGGCATGATTCCTGAAGGTTATGTTGTAAACCACTACTTAACAGATCCAGATGCATTCTTTATTAAGACTGACATTCCAAATGGATTTAAGTTATTCCAAAGATCTCCAATTAGAACATCTATGGAAGGTGACTTTGACACTGGTAACGTAAGATACAAAGCTAGAGAGAGATACTCATTTGGTTTCTCAGATCCTAGATGTGTATTTGGTTCTCCAGGTGCTGCATAATAAGCATTTAACATTACTAATCTTTAAGGGCGTATGTCTTTGACTGCGCCCTTTTTTTATGTCAAAATAAAACTTTATTAACCTCATGACCCTTCGGGGACTATTAACAAAAGGAGATAGACATGGGAACAACTACATTTTCTGGTCCAATAAAGGCTGGAACAATTAGAGAGGGTGCAAGTGCAAATGCAGGTTTCACTCTTATGGCACAATCAGCAGTAATTGATATTATTGGTGCCACAAACACAACAACTATTGGTATCGTACCAGCAAACTCACAAATCGTAGACGCAATACTTAACGTAACAACTGTATCAAACGATGGTGGCACTGGTGTAGTACAAATCGGAACAACAGCAGATCCCAACGCATTTATGTCAGATACAAACGTAAAAGCATTAGGTGTAACTCACACAGGTGGAACAACTGCAGATGCTACCGATGTTGGCACAAGTGATGTAACTTTGACTGCAACTTATACAGCAGGTAATGGTGACGGAACAACTGGTGCTGCTACAGTAACTATACTTTACATTCAAAATAACAACTTAGCATAGAGAGGTAAACAATGGCTGATTCTGACGTAAAATCAAAACGCATTACTGGTACCGGCTCTGTCGGCGTAGGTCCTGCAAGGATCCGTCAGATACAATTGAAAACAGCTTCAGGCACACCTCGACTTACTGTTACCGATGGTAATGGTGGTTCTACTGTACTTGATCTTGATTTTAACGCTTCTGACACGCACTCAGTTAATATTCCGTCCGATGGTATTCGTGTGAGCGATATTCATGTTTCTGTTCTTACGAATATTACGGCAGCGACATTCTTTTTCTGCTAAGGCAAAGCATGGCTAGAGATAAACAACCGCCAAAAACTAAAAAATATTTCCGCTCCACTAAATCTGGAGCGGGAATGACTAAAGCAGGTGTTGCTCGATATAGAGCAGAAAATCCTGGTTCTAAATTAAAAACAGCAGTCACAGGTAAAGTAAAGAAAGGTAGTAAAGCTGCGAAACGAAGAAAATCTTTCTGTGCTAGATCTGCTGGTCAGATGAAAAAATTTCCTAAAGCAGCAAAAGATCCAAACTCAAGATTACGACAAGCTAGAAAAAGATGGAGATGTTAAGTGAGAATATTCTTAACAATCATTTTCTTATTTACACTAACAACGACAATAACTGAAATTAACGCTGAGACCAATACCGTGTCCAGCACGGTGGTTAACAATACGCCACCAACAGCAAATGCACCAGTTTTGCCAAACTCAAATTCTGATATATGTAAAGTTGGTATCGGCGGAGCAGTTCAAAATAATGTGTTAGGTGTGGCTACAGGAATTTTAGTAGACGATGAGCTGTGTCAGCTTCTTAAATTATCTCGCAGTCAGTACGCCTATGGCATGAAAGTGAGTGCGGTGGCCCTCTTGTGTCAGGACCCTCGTGTCTGGGACAGCATGACAGATGCGGGGACCCCGTGCCCTGTACGAGGTTTAATTGGAAGTGAGGCAGAGCAATACTGGGCCGACAATCCTCATGAGATTCCAGAGGGCAGTAGATACAAAGCGAGTTATGTGCAACAAGTCAAAGTAGAAGAAGAACCAAAAGGAGATATGGATGCTCTTAAGAATTTTGGCCTTATGGCTCTGTCTATGTTACTCTTACTCTAAAGCAGATTGTTTACCTGATGTAACAGGTCTTTGCACTCCAGGTGTAAC